AGGTTAGCCAAGCTGCTGGCACCGCCCAACCCCGTCGTTGCGGTTGCACCAGGCCCTAGCAATGCTCCTCCAATATCAAAGTCATTCTTCGGTGCTTTGAACTGGTCTAGCGTGTAAGGCTGAAACGAAGCCCCCATGCTACGAGCGACACTTTCAGGCACTTGCTCCCCCCGGTAAATCTGCTGGCCGTTCGCCCCGATGTAAGCAGGGATCTTCGCCATGCCGATCAATTCCGGCTGTCCGGTGTTGGGGTTCAGCTTGTACGGAGTCCCGTTGATGTACGGCGCATTCGTCCACCAATCATTGGAAGGAGTAGGCGTTGCAACAGCATCAGGATCGTAGTTCAGATACAACCCGCTACCGCTAGGGTCATACCATTTCCCTGTCGGGTTTCCGTTGTTGTCAGTAACTTGCTGCGCCATTACCGCTGCCCCGATATGGAGAACATCAACAAATCTCCATCTTTATGACCCTTGGGAATTCTTCCCCTTGGGTACAAAACGCCGTATTTCCTGAGTCGCAGCATGTCTTTTGCCTCTGATTCCTTGGCCTCCAGGCGGCATACCCCAATGTCTTTTTGGTAGCGGCACATCTGGAAGAACCCAACAAGGGAGCGCAGCTTGTTCTTAGCTGTCGCCCATTTGAAGAAATGAATGGAAGGCTCATACGCCCATCCGTCCGTTTTGATACCCACAATCCCAACAAGACCGCGTTTAGCCTTGTAGTTGTGGTTATCGTCCTCTATGACCCAAAGCAGATTGAATGCCCCAAACTGCCCTGCCATAGCAACCAAGAATTGCTCTTGGCTCATTCCTTCCGGGAGGCTAAAAGACCCGTTTTGGTATGCAGCCCATAAATAACCGTTGTCCTTCGGTTCGTACTTCCTGACCTGTGGGCGGGTCTTCTTGAAAAGCTTGTTTCTCCAGTCTTTACCGGAAATCAATGTAGTCAATCTGGAAGTCCGTTGCGGTGTCCAATGAAATCTTTAGGAAGAACCCAGGCCCCTTCCCCGTAGGCGAGAATGACTGCGAACTGATCTTTTTCGCGAACTGCCCTCCAGACCCGTAGTAATACGTCCCGCCGTAATAGGCTGCGTAATTACCCGCCCCGCTGAAATAGATGGCTTGAGAACCTGTCGGAGCGCCCTTTAGGGCAACTGTCGATGAGGATGTGTTGTACTCATCGCCCCAATCACACTCAATCGCAACATCGCAAGGATCTTCAACCCGTCGATAAACAATCTCGCCGGAAAGAATCCTGCGGCGAAGGTTCAAACCTCCGACCATCGACCCATCAGACTGTTTTTGAGCGCCCTCACCATCTGAGATGTAGCGCGTCTTTCGCATGACAGAGATCGTGCTAGTACCAGCATCACCGTTTGCGCCAGACCCATTCATGTCAAAGATTCTCCCAACGGAATCCCCGAAATAAACGGTGTAGACCTGAGTTCCAGGCATCTTCATGTACTTGGCTGCGTTGGTATTGAAAGCGAAAGATTCTTGAGTCGTATATACAGACCACGGAGACAACTCCCCGCCAATTAACGTTTTGTATAGAACCAAGACCTTGTCAGCGACAAAGAAAAATACCTTTTGGTTCTTTTGGTCGTAGATGGTCTTACAAGCCGTTAAGTCTTTAACGGTTGTTGGTATCCAGCGGGATAGATCGTCTGTCGTTACGTCGCCAGATTCCTGTGTCGTGATAAGCCGGTCAATGTTTCCACCAGCCTTCATATAGACGATATCGTTTCCGATGTCGCACATCGACTCATCACCGAGCGCACAAGACCCCGCGTAGTATTCAGACCATGCGTAAGTCGCAGCACTGGTGCCGGTCAGTTTGAATATCCGGCCACCTTCGGTAGAGATGAGCAATTGCCCGTAAAACACCATCGCCCCGGTGATGGGCTTCAGGTCTGGAGACAGCATGTAAAACGCTTCAAGACCCGTAGAAAAAGAACCCCCGCCGCCAGTAGTCGGGCCTCCGCGTAGGGAAATGCTTAAACTCGTAGGGTCTTCAAACGCACTCGCAACCATCAAATGCGGGGTGTCTGTCGAAGTCTTGACGTTGAAGAACCACATTCTTCCGTTATGGACTACACCGTACTTGGCAAAGAAATTAACGCCAAGGCCAGTAGTCAACGTGCTAAATGTCGTTCCGTCCCACTTCTTGACAACCGTCGCCTTGCCGATGTCGGTAATGACGCTGTAGTCACCCAATGACCAGTAGGTATCACGTAACCTGGAACTCGATGAAACCGTGCCTTTGCTGGTGAAGGAACTTGCACCATCCCACAGATAAACAGTGTCACCGGACTGAACTAGCGTTGTCTCTGAATTGTCCCTTTTGACAAGCTGCACAAATCCATTAATAGGGAGTGCTGCGGTAGCCGTTCCCTTTAGGTCGAATGGCTTTCTAGGGACGAGTTTCGACTGTTTAAGGGACAGCTCGAAATTCCGGCCTTCTCCGCACTCAAATACGTGCGGCGTCTGGAGTTCGTTTAGGCCACCAGCGAAGTACAGTCTCACCGATACACCGCTGAATATTGCTTGGACGGGTTCTTGCCGTTGACCATCGCGGCAAGCGTTGCTTTTGCGGTCATTCGTTCAGGGTCAGTCAGGAGCGTGGAAAGATCCTTATCCTCATACAGCCACTTGAAACGCCTAGAAGCCAACCGGCAGAAGGCTTGTGCTTCCTGCTCATTATGAAAAGGGAGCGTGTCTGAGGTATTCGTGACGGAAACATCGGCCTCATAGTCATAAGTCCAAGTCTTTGCCTCATTGGGAACTTGGAATAATCCTATTTGCTTTGTCGTGCCTTCTTCAAAGTAAAACCACGAAGGCTGGCCTTGTTCAGTCTTGTAGTTATAAATATCCCTGCGGAGTTTTTCCTGTCCTCCAGGATATTCAGTAATCATCAGATTGGAAGTCGATTCATAGAGAACCGGCTTGCCGTAGAACTTTACAAAATCCGATGCCAGCGTATAGACGCGAGTACCCGCAACAGTCGCAATAGTCCCCGTAATCTTCTTTTCATACGGGAAAAGAACATCCGAAGTCAGTTCGTTCAACTCGTCCTGAATGGCGATCTGTGCCAGTTGGATAGTCGCCCCGTGCTGGAGATCACTAAACGTAGTGGGGGCGTCTGTGTCGCCACGGATGATCCCGTTAGACCTCATTACCCTAACAACGGCACTGAGAAAATTCATACTTCTACCTTTCGATTACCGACCCAAGCAAAGGAGACAATCCGTTAATGAATGCTTTTCTGAATTCTTCACGGGTCATCCTCCCCAAGTTCATGTTGGCGCGGATATTGGGCTTGACGAACTTGTATGAAAATTCGCCATTCGGCGTTGATACGGTGATTGAAATAACACCGTCCTCGCTCTTTTCTTTGGGAACCAACAATGCAGGAATTTCTTTTTCTGGAACGTCTGTGGGCAGTGTCAAAGTCTTCCTTTGCTGACGTTCAAGGCGTTTCTGAGTACGTGCTAATGCCTGCTGTATTGCGTCCATAGATTCCCAAAGAAAAGGCCCCCCGAAGGGGGCCAGAGGTTAGAAGCGTCCTGCGAGAGTCTGGATCTTGCCAACCCAGTTCCCGTTAAGGATCTTGCCTGCGAACCATGCCTTCCAAGCAAGGGAACCCTGCTCGTTGAACATATCCGCAATACCAGAAGAACCCGGCTTGTGGTAGATGATTTCCACGGTCGGTACTTGGTCGTACATCATGTAAATTTCCTTGGCGTGGTTTTCACCCAAGCCAATCGACCCGATAGCCTCGCGGCCATAGATGAACGTGGAATAAACATGGTGCAGGATCGCGCTGGAGCCTTGGAAGGACGTTGCAACCGCCGACTCGGTAGAACCATCCGAGATGATCGGAGCAATTTCCGTCGAACACCAACGAACGCCACCAACCGCGCCAAATTCACCCGGTTCCGTTTCGGTGTAACCGCCGTACTGCTCAACCGGGATAAAGCCGGTCAGACCACGGATGTCTTCTTCAACGTCCACATGGCAGATGCCGTAGTAGGACTGGCGAATCGGCTGAGTGCCGATATTGGTGGAACCAAAGCCAGCCGGGGTGAACTTCATCGCGGAGTTACGATTCAGCCGGTTGACAACGTTCTTGATGTCGTTCAGCGAAATCGAACCAGCAACCGAAGAATACGTGGCGGCTGAAGTTCCCGCAGAGCCAACGCCATAACGGACAATGGTCGTTGCACCGTCATAGACGTTACGCATCAGCGTGTTCAGCGACTCTCCAGCGTTTGCGCCTAGGGTGTCCATCAGCGCAGCACTGTTGCTGTTCACGTTGAAAAGGTCGATTTCTTCCGTCAGGTTGATTGCATTGCCGTATTTGGCGATTGCCACCGTGACATCAGTAATCGTCGGCGTAACAGAAGTGCGGCCATTGCCAAAGGCTACCGTCGCACCGTCAGCGGCTTCCGTCAGTGACGTAGTAACCGCAGTCAGGTTTTCAATGCGACGCCACTTGACCGAAGCGGAGCCTTGAGCCTTGGAAAGCGCACCGGGGAGGGTGCCGTTGAAGTACGGGAGCCGCTTACGCGCTGCGGTCAGCAGCGTTTCCATGAGGACGTAATTTACCGGGCCTGGAATGCTCGTTGCAAAGTTAGTAGTTACCTGTGCCATCTTTTAATACCTCTCTTATGTTGTGGAGGCTTTGACTTCGCGGCTTAACCGAGTCGCATCATCATGCGAACTTTTGCCTGCCTTTCAGAAGGGGTCATGTCAGCCCATTCGTCCTGGGCTGAAGCTTTGCTAGTCGTAGCCATTGCTTGTCTCGATGCGGCTACAGCTCGTTGGTTCTCTACAAGTTGCGGGTCTTGCCTGACCGTGAATCGTTGCGAAAATTCAGCACCTACAGCCTTCAGCGCCGCTTCAAACGCCTTGGGGTTCTTGTCTCGGTTGTTCCAGACTTGAAGAAACCTTGGGTCTTTACGGGCTTTTTGCTCTAGCGCGACTTCGGCAATGTCCGGGTCTAGCTTCGCGTTTTCGGAGATAACGCCAACGGCCTTTTTAATGTCGGCCTCAACCTTCTGCGACTGCAATTGTTTTTGCAGCGAATTGAATTCGTTTCGCGTCTGACTAAGGGCTTGGTGAAGCGTAGATACACCTTGAGCAAGCTGCGCTTGATATGCTGAAAAGTTCGGATCGAAAGGATCTGGAACTTTAAAACCGGGCGTAGGTGCTTGTGGTGCGGGTGCAGGTGCTGGACTCTGCGGCTGGAAGCTTGCTGCCTGTTCTTCGATGCCGAATTCTTTATAAACGGCGTCTAGTCCAGTTGGGGCTTCCGTTGCTGGTGCTGCTGCCGGTTCAGAACTCGGCTGCGCGGTTTCTTCCATTTTGTCTCCTTACTTCGGTGTAAAAATCGACAGGCACAACTCGAACCCCTGTCGCATTGCTGACTTCTCTTTCCATTCTTCGGTGTTATCTACAGACCTGTCCCATTGGGGCAGTTCTGGCTTTAGCTTCTGAGCGTTGTTCAGCATCTTTATGTATTCGGGATGCCCTGCCAGTTCGCGTAGAAAACTCAATGAAGCCTCCGGTAAGCGAGATAGATCGCCATGACCTCGGCGTCCTCTGCAAGTTCCTGTTGTTTTCGGTATTCGTCCAAAATCGCCAGCAGTTCAAGCAATTGAGACTGCAACGCCATTAACTGACGGGCTATGACTTCGGTGTTTAGCGTAGGAGCAAGTTCCAACTGCTTGCGCTTGCGTGCAATCTTTACTTCAATTGCTCGGACTTTGGCCTCTAATTTCTTTTTGTTCTTGCCCCATTTGTTGGGGTCAAGGTTGCGAGTGTTGTATTGCTTTCCGCTTGCGCCTGCCGGTACGTTTGACGTTGCAGAAAGTGATGCTGCAATACCTGTATATACATAGGCGCCCGTATCTAGCACTAGCGAGTAACTAACCGCCCCAGCGCCGGGAACATACGTCAGCGTTGCCGCATTTCCAGCGTAGGCATATGCACCAGCAGCAAGCGGCATCTTCCGTTCAAGATCAACCGTGATTGCTTTGCCTGAGTAGCTGTAAGCCCCAACCGCAAGCGGAAGGTTCCTGGCTACATTGACAGCAGCAGACTTTCCCGAATACGCATACGCACCAACAGCCAGCGCGAGGTTTCTTGCGACGCTGAGTGCCGCTGATTTGCCTGAGTAGGCGTAAGCACCAGCGGCAAGTGACAGCGTGTAATCAACCTTCGTCCCACCGCGCAGTGTGGTTGGGTCTGAAAGGACTACGTTATTCGGGTTTGCATCTCCCGAATAAAGAAATATATCCGTCACGTTGCTACTGGCAGCAGTGTATTTACCGTTGTTCCTGCCACATCAGGGCTTCCGGCTTTGTACGCAACGGCGTAATAAGGCCCGGCAGCAATACCAACCTTGAACGAAAAAGCTCCAGTTGTCCCGTCTGAAACAACTGCACTAATCGGCTGGTCGTTCCCTGTGTAATACAGCTCTACCCTTGCCCCACCAACGACAGCTCCAGTTGAATCCTTGGTTATCCCTGACAAAGACCAAGAAACTCCGTCCATTGTTGGGGAGCGAAACGCCATATCCTCGTCACCGTCTATTGCCATGATCCACGGGCCGGGCTGAAACAAAATGCTGGCTTTGGTGATGGATTTAATGGAGCCTCCAACACCTTCTCGCATCATGGGAGGATTCCTGTTTTTTGGGAACCCGCCGGGGATGGACATTAGTTCAAAGCTTCTGCCGTGTAGGTGTAGATCTGCACGGTGTTCGCCGCGTTGCTGATTGAGAACCCCGTCCAGAAATCAAGCACGTTGGCAATGGTGGAGTCAAAGCCCGTACCGACTGCCGGAGCAGTGGCGGGAACCATGAACGAACCGCCCGTATTCGTTGCGTCGGTTTGTCCCGCAGTCAGCGTGAACATAATGCCGGTCAACGTGCCAATACCCAAGAATTTCGCAGTTGTGCCGTTACCAATGGAGTCAACACGAAGATCAACATCCAGCGCAAAAGGCAGGTTTGTATGCGCTGTTGCGTTCAACTGGATAGCACCAGAAGTCCACGCAACGATGGATCCCATCATGATCTGGAAAGTGATCGTTCCTGGCGTCGTCACAAGCGTTCCAATGCCGCCGCGAACGCGAACCCGGATCATTTTCCCGGCATACAGATAGTTCGGAGGAAGACTAACCAGCGCAGTCGGGTTGATGACCGTCTTGGCAGTTGTGAACGTGCCAAATGACGTTCCTGCGGAGTTTTGGTAGGCAATGAGTTCTTGCCATGTTTGCATCGACATTTTTTAGCCCCTGAAATCTATTTTGTACTTACCTGTTTCAAGCATCATTCCGTAGTTCACGGCGTTGTTACTGTGAACGTGCCGTTGCTCGCATCCAGAGTCGGCGTGAATGTGTCCCCGTTCGTCCCGTTCAGCGTCACGCTCGACCCGTAATCCCAATACGCCACGCATTGCGTGTTCGTCAGGTTGTACAGAATTACATAGCGGAACGTGAACCCAGCGCCAGATGCTGTCCACGTCGGGCTGGCCGGAGCCGCTAAAACCAACTTGTAAACGCCCGCCGTTTGAACGTGGCTTGTTATCGTGCATACAACGCCTCCAGCCGTATAACCGCCCGCCGTGCTGAGTTCAGTGGCACTTGCTGCAGTTGTGTCATTGGCGACGCTTGGCGCGGTGTTTGAAAGAATCAACCGCCATGAATCCGACCCGGCATTCCCCGCTTCCATGAGAAGCGCGGTGCCTTTTTGATACCCAACATAGGTGGCCATTATTCTTCAACCTTGTAGCCGTTAGCAGTGCGCGTCACCGTGGCAGTACGCTTCTTCTGTGCTTCTTCTGCCTTCATGCGCTCACGCTCTAATGCAAGTTCCGCAACGTCCAAAGCCCTCTGCGATTGCAATTCCCGAGCCTGCAAAGCGAGTTCACCGCGAATACGCTCGGCTTCCAGAGAGAATTCACTAGCCATGCGCTCACGCTCAAGCGCCAACTGTTGCTGCGCTTCTTGGATCTTCGCCAGCAGTTCGGCTTTGTCGGCACGTTCAGACGCCATCGCCTTTTGGCGTTCAAGTTCAAGTTCTGCGTTCTTGAGCGCCAATTGACCTTCTGCCTTGGCCTTTTCCAGTTCAAGCTTCTGAAGCTGCACAGCCTCACCGGCCTTGGCTTTCTGGAGTTCGCCCTGCAACTGTTGCACGGCTTGCATCGCCTGTTGGAGTTGCATTTGCACTTCAGGCGGGATCTTGGATTTCTCGGTCTTTATGTAGGTTTCAGCCGACTTAACGCCTGCGTCTTCGTACATATCCTTCAAAATGTCAGGCGCATTAAGTAGCGGAGCAAACAGCGGGTTTCCAGAGGCAAACGCGGTTACCGCAGTCATCCTTTGGGTGCGCTGTTCTTCGCCGAGAAGTCCCTTAGACCCGACAACCTCAAAATGAACGACTTTCGGCAGATCGGACTTCTTTACAGAAATGAAGTCCGGAAGACCTTTTTCTGAGCAGTAGAACGAATACGACTCCAGCGAACGGAGGTTAAACTCATGTTGCATGTATAGGAACGGGCGCAAGGCTCCAGGTTCCAGCTTGGATACAAAGTCAACCGTCCTGACTTCTGCGCCTTGGGCGGTCTTGGCAACTTCAGTAGCCGTTTTACGGTCGGATTCCTGACCACCGGAACGAATCGCGTTGACGCTCGTCCCTTCTTCCAGCTTACGCAAGGCAAGCTGAAGACCCGTCAACGCTGCGTTTGGTTCACCGACTTTGACCTCTTGGAACTTGTTAGATCCTTTGGAGGCGGTCTGCGCTCCAGGCCACAAGTTCAGCCCGCCGTTTTGCACCATGTACGGGTCGTTACCGTCATAGACAATCGGAGGCGTGGTGTGCATCTTTACGCCATCAATAAACTCGTTAGCAAGGATCGTCGCCACCTTCTGCATTGGCGAGTTCTTAATAATGGGGCTGGTAAAGTACGGATCGCGTACATCTTGCCGTTCGTACCCCGTATAAATAACTTCGGGGAATGGAAGCGGATTGGTGTTGTAGTAGATGATCGTGCCATTGGCCGTGATGCACTTTGAATTCGGAAGGTAAATGTCCCCGTCATCACGTTCAATGTTCAAGTCACCGTAGTACGTGACCAGTTCAATATCTTCCGTTTCTACGTCTTTGTTCGTGTTCTTGCGCTTCGGGATCTTCTTGGTATCGAGGTTCATATACCCATCGCCCTTCAAGGCAAGAACCTTGTAGCGAGGCATATACGACACCAGCATCATGGAACCCGTGTAAAAGATATTGGTTCCGGGAATGACCGAAGGGCTGACATCGGGGTAAGCGTTCCACATCGAATGAGGAACCCACACCGGAGCAGAAAGGCTCTCCAGACCTACCCCGTCATAAACCTTGTTCTGCGTGTCCCATTCGCACGTAGCCACAAAAGACCCATGGTGCAGTGATTCTTTTACGGACAGTTCTACCCGCGCCCTGAGTCCAAAGTCCAAATGCTGTTGGGCCATCAAAGACCGAAGGATTCCATCGGCCTTCTTTTGCTGGTCTGGCGTGACCGTAACTAACTGCTTGCCGGTCTGAGGGTCAACAGATTCAGGCGGCTTGCAGTGCGGCTCAAACCAAGTCCTAGACGCAGGGAAGATCAACCGCATTACGTCTGCCGTAATGACTTCTGAAGCCTTAGACAGTTCGCCCAATTCAAACGCAGCTTGCCACGTAGGAGGGATTTCCTTCCCGTTCGGAAGGTACTTCTTCATCGCCTCCATCTGGATCTGGCGGTCAACTTCTTTCCACTTGGCTTCATGAGCCTTGCGGAATGAGGAATCTTTACGTCGAGCAAGTTCCTTCTTTACGAATTCCTCGACCTTGCGCCAGTCGGACTGTCTTATTTTTCTTTTTTTGACTTCTGCCATTTACCAGTTCCTCGCGCCTACAGGGGCTTCAGCCCTCCGTAAGCGGAAGGTCTGCGTGGTGGCGTGTCTTATGGACAATGACGCATACCGCATGGCAGACATCAAATCGTCATACATAGCAACGATCTTTCCGTCATTCCTATGGTATTGGCGCATTTCCTCAAACACATCCTTTTGATTGCTGAAAATCTTGAACCTACCGGACTCCATGCGCTGCAAGATATCCATGATTCCGTATTCAACAGAGTTACCGCCTTTGCCTTCCTCGACCCCTGGTGCTGGAGGATTGGAAAAAGGCTCATGCCACATGTTTAAATGTTCTTTGCGGTACAACTCCGCAAGAGGTATTCCAGAGGACTTTTCCCGGTTCAGCCCGTCATGCGGCCACATCACCGGAATCCACTCCCCCTTTGCTCTTATTGCAGATGCGTGAGTAGCTGCATTTGCCCCTGAGACTCGGTAGGAGTCATAGACGTATATGCAATCTGCGTCCCTGTCCCACGCCACCCACACCGCTGCAAAAGGGTGATCTATGCCGAAGTCAACCGCACAGACCCTCGGCCAGTGCAACGGAATCGGGATCGGATCGACCTTCAGTGAATCTTCAGAAACCGGGAACACCAAACCGCTACCCATCAACGGAATTCCTTTTGACCGCATTTCCCTTTGATGCGCTGGAATCGACATCAACATCTGCTCTCGCCGGTCATGCGACATGTGCGGAGCGTCATCCCAAGATGCCCGAATAAGTGCCTGCCCCTTCTGGATGTCGTTAATGAATCCGTGAACGACTTTCGTAACCCCTTCTTCAGGGGTAAAGGTCATGTACAGAATTCCCCGAGTCGCCAATGTTCCCCGGAGGTACTGTGACCAGATATCCTCTGGCGGTTCTTCGTCAAGCCAGCCAAGGTCAATCCGGGAACCCATGTGCTTTTTGGCTCCCTGCTCGTAGGCTCTAAACGAGACTTTTGACCACCCGGCCACATGCTTGACTAGAACGGTATCAAGAGCGTTAGGAACGCCAGCTTTGCGGGTAGTCTTACCGACGCAATCAATGGGAACCGTTCCAAACCCTATTTGCTTATCGTCGTTCGGATCGCCAAAAAGTTCCTTTTGGCAGATGTCCCGTACCGATTCGTTCGTCAAACCGCCAACAAGCATGTTTATTGGTCTTGTGAACCTGTGGCCTTTCCACCAATCCGGATAACGCCCGGTGAGGTGTATTGCCCCTTCCATGCCACCGCAGAACGTCTTTCCAATCTGATTTGCCGCCATCAATGCCCGGTGAACTGCGGGAACTCCGGGTGTCCCATAGCCTTCAGCGTTGTGAAACGCAACCTGATAGGCGTAAGGCTTGTAGTGTTCTAGCTTGTGAGTCTGTTTGCGGCGGTCTAGGGCTGCGAGAGCTTCAGCGAGTCTCTTGGCTGACATGCCGTAGTTTCACAATCACCTGATGGAAAAACTCCAAATCCGGGTAATTCACCATCCAAGCGGTCATAAATCCCGCTGTCGTTTCCTTGATGTGATCCTGCTTCGCTTCTTCAGGATGTTCCTTGGAGTAGCGAACGTGCTTCAGTTGCTTTTCCATCTCTAAAGCCAGCGCCGGATTCTTCTTTATTGCCTTTTCCATAGCCCATTGGGCCATGTCCATCAGCTTTACAAAGTTATCCATGACTCAGTAGCGTTTGTTTCTGCTTATGCCAGAGATCCGACCATTCACAGTGCATGTACTCATCAAAGCACGGCGTTCCCTTGGTGTAATGGATCAACCTGAGATGTTCTTTCTCTTGGTTTTCCTCTCCAACAAGGTAGTTCCAGCCTTTAGGAAGCCTTCCTATCAGGTCTTCTTCAGTCCATTTGAACTGATGCAATTCAAGCCCTGGAGCCTTGTTGACATACTCAGGTGTTAAAGCACGGCACATGGCGTTATTGAAGATCATCACGCTAGACCAGTTCTTTTTTTCGTACTGAGTCTGTATCGCACCTAGAAACTTGGTTTCTTCGTTCACCTTGTATTGGTGCTTCACAACAAAAACAGACTGACTCCAACGGGCATTCATGGACATGAACGCGCCGAGTTCTGCCACATCACCAACACAAAGCATGTCGCAATCCATAAAGACTGCGAACCCTTCGTAATTGCACAGGTACGGAACTAGAAACCGAGAAATAGAGAAGTCGGTAGAGTCCAGTTCGCCTTTAGGTCTTTTATAAATGTGCTTCAGGTTGTCCCTATTCAGAGGGATGATGGCAACCGGAATGGAAGATCGCTCGATAATGCTTTGGGCTAGAACGTGGTAAGCGACAATCTCGTTTTTGTCGTACCCGATAAAGATTCGGAGCAAAAATCCCCCTATGCGATCCTGAAAATGTCCCAAGTACCAGCACCCGTATTCCTGAATCGGAAGGTGCCAGCGGATTTGTCCGTCGCCGCTGCGTTGGAGGCAACGTCGCCGTTACCCTTTAAGGTAGTCCCGGTATTGCCGGCAATAACGCAGTCTTCAGCCGCTACCGTTGAAAGGTTCGTTACGGTCATCTCGAAACAGTCGCCAACCGTCGGGGTTGTTGCGAAAGCCGCCGAAAGGTCTGTACCAAGAGGAAGTGTCAATGTAGAAACACCCGCGGCACCCTGATTAACGGTAATCATCCCGCCCAATACTTCGGCAGCGGTCAGAGTCGTTGAAGTCGTTTTAGCGGCGGGGGCAGCGAATCGACGGAGCATCAATTGCCCGGAATTGATCGTGAATGCCTTGGTCAACGTCCCGGCAGATGAGGAAGTCCAGATTTCTACACGGCTCGGAACAATCGCCGTTTTTACCGTCCCGTCCACATAGCAGCGGATTTCAGCGGCACTGATAAATGAAGAACCATCTTTTGCCGGGGCTGAAATTGACCACAGAAGGTCGCCGCTTGAATTTGCGTCAGTGCTTGTCGGAAGTGGCATGGCTAGTCTTTCAAAATCGCCCAGTCAATCGGGTGGGCATGGTTGCCGATCATTACTCCGTGGTCATGGACGTAATCGGCATTCGGAAGTGGGTCAGACTCAAAATCGTAGTAACGGATAACGGGGTGCCTCAGAAAGTTTCCAGAGATCACCGGGCGGTATTCAATGCCCTTGGTCTTCAGATTTGCTTTAAGGCTCTCAGGGTCATCAGACAGCAGCGCAAACCCGTACCAAGATGACGCCCCAATTTCTTTTTGTTTTTTTAGAGGGAACCTTGCTGCGTTCTCGCGCCGCTGCCTAATGATCTGCGGCAATTTCTTGATCTGCTCAACACCGATTGCCCCCATCATTTCAATGGGTCTTACGTTGTAACCCGGCAGAATGAACCGCCACGACTCCACTGGCTCATTCAACTTGTTTATCTTTGGCAGATGCCGCGTCCATCCATGACTGCGTAGTGACAGCAGCATGTGATAGAAATACTCGTCATCCGTGGTAATAAAACCGCCTTCCATCGTGCAGATGTGGTGAGCAAAGAACGTCGAATGACTCCCCATCACACCAATGGAACCCGTGACTTTTCCTTGGTATTCCGCGCCCATTGATTCGCAGTTATCTTCCAGCACCGGAAGATTCGGGAACTCTGCAAAATTGTTGGGGTTGCCAAGGACATTTACAGCGAGGATCAAATCCGCGCCGACTGAGGCTTTTTTAAGCCCTTCCAAGTCGTAATTCAAAGTCTCGCGGTCAATATCCACAAACCGCAGTTTCCAGCCGTATTGTTGAAACGGGCTGTAGGACGTTGACCAACCTAGAGCGGGTACTACAACGGTTCCTTTGCCGTATCTCAGGGTATAAGCCGCCACCATCAGGAGATTGGCCGAAGACCCGGAATTCACCATCACGCAGTACTTGGAGCCGCAGAAATCCGCGTACGCTTTTTCAGCCTCCAGGACTTTCGCCCCCATCGTGTACATCCCGGAATCAATGATCTCCAGAATGGCGTTTTCTTCTTTTCCGTCCCAAGTACTGCTCGCTAGTTGCAATCTAACTCCTGAGCACCGATAGTTGAATGACATTCCTTACGATGTCGCAAGGAAAGACTCCGTGGAATGACCGATCCGACCTCGCAAACGTGAGGTAGGTATTGGGCTTATATGGAACGGTCTTGACCAGTTGAAACTTGCTGAAATCGTGGTGACCGTCGCCGCTGACTTTGGCAATCGGTCTGAACAGGGAAGTCCCTGCTTTTTCGTTTTCTTCCGTGGCGAGGTAGAAAAGAAACGTCCTTTCCTTGTCCTTGCCATCGGTATGGGGGCCTATCTGGTACCCCGGAAAGTCCCTGCACAACTGGATTCGGTACTTCTCATAGGGTGCTGCGATACCCTCTAAAACGTCTTTCCAGAACCCTTTAGTGGGCTGGTAGAGGTATCTTCTGGGGTATGACGGATAAACCTTGTATTCGTCATCAGCCGGAAGGTTTATCAGCAGTTCCGCGTATTGCTCGTTAGTGAAGTAAGACCCTATTTCATGCGGGAAGGGGTCTTGCATAAATCTCCAGCTTCATCTTTCCGGCCACGGATTGTTCTCCGTGCTTGATGACCTCGAAATGTTTGGAAACCCTGTCCACCCACCAGGATTCGTCTTCCTGTATCAAGTGGGCGTTTCTTCCGTCTGCGAGAACCAACCGATCCGGCCTTTTAGGGGCTATGGTCATGTAGCAAAGCTTTTTCGTTTTCGATGCCATATGCTTCAAAACATCATCCAAGCATTCAGGCTCGATGTGTTCCAAAACCCCAAAGCACACCACCAAGTCAGCGGGTTCCGGGTCTTGAGAAAACTCAGGGATCGCCGGGTCGTACTTCTTGTTGGCTTTTAACCTGCCCTTCCCACACCCATAGTCCAGAACATCGTCAAACCCCAAGGACTTCACAAAGTCGTTGTGCTTGTCGCCGTGTTCTCCCCAAGGTTTTATCCTGTGGGTTTCTTCAAGGACTTTCCTGTACCCCTCGGAAATCAAGCCCATTTGATTTTTGGGCTTCTTGAAGGGTCAAACTTCCTGTTTCCCTTGAGATGGTCGAAATACTCCCCCAAAGGACTACCCGGCATGACTTCATCGTAGTTCTTCCCATTGGGGGACAGGTTCGTTCCTGAAACACCCTGCCTTGCGTAATCAAAGGCGATGCAGTCGTGCCAGCCTTTCAACTGAGACAGGATCTTCCCAGTCAAAAAGTACGGAAGGTAGTTCTCCCTGAACTTCTGGAAGTCAGGGTGTTGGGTGTGGAATCCTACAAACCCTGTTTCGGTGTAGGTGTTCCGACCCAAAAACAAAAGGGCCTGCCCATTGAACAAGCCCTTCAGGAATTCTTCGGAAACCGGCTTTTTAACGATGGTGTCCGAGTCCACCCAAAATACGTATTCGTCTTCATCAAACACGGCGTCTTGGGCAAAGACCTTACGGCAGAATCTGTTGCAGTCATACCGGAAGTTGTACTTTTCAGGCCCCGTCCCATCAGCCCCGGGGTGTCTTTTCAGCCGCTCGATAAATGGAACAAACTTTGGAACGTCCAGAAGGTTCCTGCAATCTATCCCATCGATTTCAACCGGGCTTTCATAGTACGCAACCACCTTCCCCGGAAAATTCGCTTTAAGACCTTCAAGACATGTCCTGCCGTATAACTCAAACCCTTCCGGGTGAAATGATGTGACCGCTAAAATCGGTAATCTCCGATTGAAAGAACGTAGCTAGGTAAGGCAATAACCGATTCTCGGTCTGCCAGTCGTGTCCCGTATCCTTAGACCCCCCGTCGTTAAACGGAGTCGGTACGGTGCATTGGTAACCCTCGATCTTGGGGTTCATTACGTTGTCAAACCCCGCCAGACAGACTTCGGAGGGCTTGAACTTTTCAAGGGCCATGATCAAAGCCCCCGTTCCCGTGGAGACATTGGGATGCT